ATAACAATCGACGATTGCTGGAAAGGCTGGGCCATACTCCTCCGGCAGAAGCAGAAAAAGCTTATTATGCTTCCATCGGAAACGATGATCTGGCAGCCTGAGTTCACAGATAAAATACTCTCCAGGAAACCCGGGGCGGTTCAGAGTGCTATTTATCTGGAAGGATTCTGTTGATGAAAATCGAAGAATTACGTGAAATTTTTAGTGAAGATGGCCTCTATGCTGTGCGCGTTGAGAATGGGGGTATTACCTACACAGCGTTAATTCCTGATGATCATGTAGTGTTATCTGTTGAGGCATTCATTGAATACTTGGAAAGACTCGGTTTCAAGGTAGTTCGGGAATAAGTTATAATACGTGAGCCAGCCTGAACAACTGGCAACCTGCAGCGCCATTGGAGATGACAATGGCGCATAATTTCAAATTTCGCAATTCTGATTCTGCCTTTGCCAGCAGGCACGGGTGGCGTTCTCACGCATTCAAATATGACTGGTATCAGCACGATCCCTGTACTGAAGAACAGGCCGAATGGCTGATTCATAACTACCGCAGACGTGGATATGAGTTTAGGAAAGCCCTCACCCTCGATTATCGTCACTGGATAATCTACGTCAGACTCCCTTATTCCGAACGCCCACCGCGTCCGTCCCGCACATTCCAGCAACGCATCTGGAGGTAACGTGCGGGTATTACTTCGACCTGTTCTGGTACCGGAACTCGGGCTGGTGATCGTTAAGCCGGGCCGTGAATCCATGCCGGTATTCCACAATACCCGGGTACTGGTGGAGCCGGAACCGAAAAGCATGCGTAATCTGCCGTCCGGGGTCGTTCCTGCCGTTCGCCAGCCGCTGGCGGAGGATAAATCATTACTGCCATTTTTCAGCGACGAACGAGTGATTCGTGCTGCTGGTGGCGCTGGCGCATTGTCTGATTGGTTACTGCGCCATGTTAAATCCTGCCAGTGGCCACACGGCGATTATCACCACAGTGAAACCGTCATTCACCGTTATGGTACCGGCGCAATGGTGTTGTGCTGGCACTGCGACAACCAGCTGCGCGACCAGACCTCCGAATCACTCGGGCAACTTGCTCACCAAAACCTGTCTGCATGGATGATTGACGTCATACGCCATGCAATGAATGGCTCGCAGGAACGGGAATTATCGCTGGCTGAATTATCCTGGTGGGCGGTCCGCAATCAGGTGGCGGACGCGCTACCGGAAGCGGTATTACGTCGTTCGCTGGGGTTGCGTGCGGAAAAAATCCGCTCAATGTACCGTGAAAGCGACATCGTACCGGGAGAGCAGACCGCCACCAGCATACTGAAGCAGCGCACAAAAAATCTTGCGCCGCTGCCTCACGCCCACCAGCAAAACCCGCCACAGGAAGAGACGGTGGTCAGCATTGCCGTTGATCCTGAGTCTCCGGAATCTTTCATGAAACGACCTAAACGTCGCCGCTGGGTTAACGAGAAATACACACGCTGGGTGAAGACACAGCCGTGTGCGTGTTGTGGTAAGCCAGCCGACGATCCCCATCACCTGATTGGTCATGGTCAGGGCGGAATGGGGACAAAATCTCACGATATTTTCACGCTACCGCTGTGTCGGGAGCATCACAACGAGCTTCATGCGGATCCTCTGGCGTTCGAAGAAAAGCATGGTTCTCAGGTTGATTTAATTTTTCGTTTTCTTGATCACGCCTTTGCAACTGGCGTGCTTGGGTAAAAGAGGTGACTGATGCTCATAGATTTGGTTTTACCTTACCCGCCGACGGTGAACACTTACTGGCGACGCCGTGGCAGCACATATTTTATCTCGGAGGAGGGAAAGCGTTATCGCCGGGCTGTGGCGCTTATTGTTCGCCAGCAGCGGCTGAAATTAAGCCTGTCCGGAAGGCTGGCGATAAAGGTGATTGCAGAGCCACCGGATAAGCGCCGCCGCGACCTGGACAATATCCTGAAGGCACCACTGGATGCGCTGACGCATGCCGGACTACTTATAGACGACGAGCAGTTTGATGAAATCAATATTGTGCGCGGTCAGCTCGTTCCTGGTGGGCGGCTGGGGATAAAAATCACAGAACTGGAGTGCGCATGAATAACCAGTATTTACAGTTTGTGCGTGAGCAGCTCATTATCGCCACCGCTGATTTGAGTGGGGCAACAAAAGGTCAGCTTGAAGCCTGGCAGGAGAATGCCATGTTCGATACAGGGCGTTACAGGCGTAAAAAAATCCGGTACCGCGATGAAGTGACCGGAAAAATGATAACGCGGGATAATCCACCAATCCCGGGAAAACAATCGCTGGCGAAGGGGACGTCAATTCCTCTGGTCAGTCAGGTTGCTTTTTCTACATCATCATGGCGGCGGGCTGTTTTGTCTCTTGAAGAACATCATAAAGCCTGGTTGTTGTGGTGTTACAGCGGAAATACTTGCTGGGAGTATCAGATCGCGATAACGCAGTGGGCATGGACAGAATTTAAGACTCACTCTGGTACCAGGAAAATTGCAGGGAAGACACAGGAACGCCTGAAAAAATTAATCTGGCTGGCTGCACAGGATGTCAGGAGATGGGTTATAGGACATGATATCTACCAGCAACAGGAGCTTGCCCGTCTGTGTGGGATTAAGCCTGACAACTGGAGCCACAATTATGTGAGCTACTGGCGTGAAATACTCGACATTTTTATGAACCTCGATACCGAATCTCTGATTTGCACTGTGAAAAGGAGATCTCAACAAAAAGCGGCATTTTTGCAGCGAGATATTGCAAAAGTCAATTAGATAGCATATATTTTATGTAAATGTGATATATTGCTGTAAAGTGTATAAACCCGCTCAAATGTGCGGGTTTTTTGCTTAACTCTGTGGACCTTTTTATCTGTAGTTGTAATATATGGATATTGTTACAATTTAGGTCGGTGAGCTTAATGGAAGAACAGCACGGTAATTACTTTATAAAACGAATTCAGTTGATTGGAAGAGGGGCATTTGGCTTTGTTGAACACGTTAAGGTTTACAACCTCAATAAAGGTGAATGCGGGGATTATGCTAGAAAGGTTTTAGCACCCGAAAAACCAGAGCTTTTGGCGCAAATAGAGCAGTTTAGAAGGCGTTTTAAAAGGGAGGTTGTGTATCAATCACATTGCGTACATAGCAATATTGTTCCTATTTATTTGTGCGATTTGTTTGTTGAGAATCCATGGTTCATTATGGATAAAGCAGAATGTGATCTTGAGCACGAAATAACGAACAACCTTCTTACAACAGATCAAAAAATTTCAATAGTGAAAATGGTATTAGATGGTGTAGCTTACATCCATGCCAAAGGCTATTTACACAGAGATATAAAACCCTTTAATGTTTTGCGATTTAGCGACGGAACATACAAGGTGTCTGATTTTGGTCTGGTAAAAGATACGAATCCCGAAGGGGATACCACTAAATTGACCGAGATCGGTACCCGTATGGGAAGTACAAGATATATGGCTCCCGAGATTTTATATAATGCAGAGTATTCAGTTAAGACTGATGTTTATGCTGTGGGACGGTTAATTGAAGACTTAAATTTAGATGATAAAAAAATAAAGCCTATCATAGCTAAGTGCACAAGGATGGATAAAGATGATAGATATCAGACAATAGATGATGTGGCGTTTGATTTTGCGCATTCTTTTTTAAGGAGTGAGTCATGACTCAGCTGATAGCGACTTCATCATTCTCGTATCCAAAAGAACCAGGTAGGGTCAACGAAGATTCATTGCTTCCTCCAAAAATTGTAGGAGACGGCATCTTATTTGCCGTAGCTGATGGTGTAGGTTCATACTCTGGTGCCAGTTATGCTTCATCCATGGCAATCGCTGAACTTTCAGCATTGACAAGTTTATCTTTTGATGCAGTTCCGAATGTATTTGCTGAAGTTAAGCGAAAAGTTATGTCGTTAGCTGAAGTTAATGATGAGTTCGATAAAGCTGCTACTACACTTACCTTTTGTTATGTTTGTGATAGCGGAATTATTATTGGTCATATTGGTGATTGTCGCTTGTATTGCATTGGAGAAAAGAAAGCATATCAATTGACGAAGGACGATACCAGACATCAGATGTTAATTGATCAGAATATTTTTAAACCCAGAGATTTGAAGAATAAACCGGGAAAAAATATCTTAACGACTGCCATAGCCTCAAATGTTGATATGGAATACGACTGTGATTTTATCCCGTGGAAAGATTTGCCTGGTATTAACGGGTTGTATCATCTGTGTATCATGTCTGATGGAGTTCATAACGTTTGGGAAAAACGCCCCAGATTTACATCAAATACTATGAGTAATAGTCAGAAGTTTTCTAATGGTATTTTGCGTCGTATAGAGAGAGCCGGACCTGATGATGACTTTTCTTTAGTAAGTATAATGGTGCGTGTGACGTCAGATTAGTTGTATAAACCCAGTAGGGAATGCTAATTTCCCATACTACAGAGTAAAGAAAAACTTAATTTTAATGTGAAAAGGCTGCTATCAGGCGGCCTTTTTATGTCTGAAAAGCTGTGCAGTACGTTAAACACGCTTGTGGTTGTGAATGCCGACTGCGGCGGTATTTTGGCGTGACAGCGCAGGTGCCGTATACCGATGTCTGGACGCATAAACCGGTGCAGTTCTATCCCGGGAAACATCCGTGCGAAAAACCGGCAGAAATGCTGCAGCAGATAATCAGCGCAAGCAGTCGTCCGGGAGACCTGGTTGCAGATTTTTTTATGGGCTCAGGTTCAACGGTAAAAGCGGCACTGGCGCTCGGGCGTCGTGCGATTGGCGTTGAACTGGAGACCGGACGTTTTGAGCAGACAGTCAGGGAAGTTCAGGATTTAATCGTTTGAAACGGATGAGATTGCAGAATTAATTACGCACCATTATTATTCTGCTTCCGGCCCTTTAGCTCAGTGGTGAGAGCGAGCGACTCATAATCGCCAGGTCGCTGGTTCAAATCCAGCAAGGGCCACCATCACATACCGCCATTAGCTCATCAGGAAAGAGCGCCAGCCTTCGAAGCTGGTTGCGCGGAGTTCGGGTCCCCGAAGGCGGTCCATTATCTGTATCCTGCGTTGTTAGCTCAGCCGGACAGAGCAATTGCCTTCTAAGCAATCGGTCACTGGTTCGAATCCAGTACAACGCGCCACACTTATTTTCCCTGGCTCGCTTTTGCGGGCTTTTTTTTAAATGTCTCACAATTCAGGCGGTTGACTGTTGTCTGGTTTGCGGGGAGTTTGTTAAAAGAAACTGGCATGGTGAATCCCCCTGTGCGGAGGGGCAATCAGCGAGTAGGTATATGGGATAATCGCGGATTCAGGTGCTGGTACTGAATTCACCGGGAGGCACCCGGCACCATGCAATGGCACATAGCGCCACTCTCCAGCCCCTCTCCGGAGGGGCTTTTCTGTGCCGGATACATCACAGTTTCTGGAACCTTAGGTACTACAGTATCAGTCAGGGTGCTATATTTTCAGATGTGATGAAAGCCTGTCAGCAGGCAGGGCGTATCGGAAATGACCCAGTAGAGAAAACGTTGACTCAGATACCGGTGCTGAGTTACCGGGAAACCGGCATCACATGACCGCTATCCTTCCAGGCCCATCCGCTCCGGTGGGCCTTTTTACTGCAGAAAACAGGTTCCCCGTTAAATGCTATGTTGCTCACAATTCAGTAAGTTGACAGTTGCCTGTCAGACTGGGCATTTGTTAAAAAAATTTCGCATGGTGAATCCCCCTGAGCGGAGGGGCGACTGGTGACGGTATAATCTCTGATTATCAAAACGAGAATGACGCGGGTTTAGTGGCACCGGGCTGAACTCACCGGGAGGCACCCGGCACCATGTGCATGATGATACAGATACGCGGCTTTAGCCCCTCTCCGGAGGGGCTTTCTTATGGACAAAAAAAGCCCGCGCTGGGAGACGCGGGCGGCAAGGAATAAACAATAAAACGTGAAGTAATATTTCAGCTGGCGAATAATACCCCATAGTAATCACTCTGCGCAACTGCGCGGTCTTTTTCGAATTGCGGGCTGTAGTCTCCCTTCTGCCATTGTCCTGTAACTTCCGGACTTCAGCCTGCTCCTTATCTGACTCACAACATTATCCCGCCCGGGAGGATTCATGGCATTTAAACACTATGACGTGGTCAGGGCGGCATCGCCGTCAGACCTTGCGAAACGACTGACACAAAAACTGAAGGAGGGCTGGCAGCCGTTTGGTAGTCCGGTGGCCATAACCCCTTATACCCTGATGCAGGCGATTGCAGCAGAAGGTGATGTGGTCGTCAGTGGTGCAACTGAGCCGGAGTGGTACTACGTCATCGTACTGGCCGGGCAATCCAATGCCATGGCTTACGGTGAAGGGCTTCCGCTTCCGGATTCATACGATGCGCCCCATCCGCGCATTAAGCAACTGGCCCGTCGTAACACAGTGACTCCCGGTGGTGAAGTATGCGTATTTAACGACATCATTCCTGCTGACCATTGTCTGCATGATGTTCAGGATATGAGTACGATTAACCATCCCCGGGCTGACCTGAGCAAAGGGCAGTACGGCTGTGTCGGACAGGGCTTACATATTGCCAAAAAACTGCTTCCGTATATCCCTAATAATGCGGGGATCCTGCTGGTACCATGCTGTCGTGGTGGTTCGGCATTCACCCAGGGCACGGAGGGGACATTCAGCGAGTCCACGGGAGCCAGTCAGGATTCGGCTCGCTGGGGAGTGGGTAAGCCGTTATATCAGGATCTGCTTTTCCGCACGAAGGCAGCATTGCAGAAAAACCCGAAAAACGTTTTGCTGGCGATATGCTGGATGCAGGGGGAATTCGATATGACGAATGCCAGTTACGCCCAGCAGCCAGCAGCATTTCTTGCAATGGTACAGCAGTTCCGTGCTGACCTTGCCGGGCTGGCAGCGCAGTGTCACGGTGGAAGTCCGGCATCAGTCCCCTGGATTTGTGGCGACACGACATACGCGTGGAAACAAGAACACGGTACGCAATATGAAGTGGTATATGGTGCATATAAAGGTAAAGAATCCCAGCAGATTTATTTTGTTCCCTTTATGACCGATGGTAGCGGAGTTAATACACCGACAAACAACCCGTCAGAAGATCCTGATATTGTCGGGTCTGGTTATTACGGTTCGGCATCCCGAACGAACAAAAACTGGGTATCATCAAATCGCCCGACGCATTTCAGCTCATGGGCGCGTCGTGGCATTATTCCCGATCGTATGGCAACTGCTATTCTGAACGTAGCCGGTCGCACCTTAGCCTTCATTAGTGGTAAGGCACCGGAAATCAAACTCTCGCCCGGCGGCGACACGCCATCGGGGCCGTCTGAAGATGCATCCATACGCACAATCTCCCTGTTGCCGACAGCCGGAGACGCTGCTGCGCAGGGCTGGAGCATTAAGAATGGCGGAATTCAGTTGTCAGATGGTGTATTTAAGATCACCAAGCAGAGCAATAAAGCCTGGTCCCTGACGCGCCCGGTGGATGACGCAGTCTCCCTGCTGACACGGGGTGGCAGACTGAGCTGTAAGTTTCGACTGTCAGGCGCACTGACCAACAATCAGTTCGGTCTGGGAATTTATCTGTATACCGATGTAGCGTTACCTGACGTCGTGGCGATGACCGGGACTGGTAACCCGTTCCTGATGTCGTTCTTCACCCAGACCACAGACGGCAAACTGAATCTGATGCATCACAAGAAAGCAGGAAACACAAAGTTGGGCGAGTTCGGGAATTACAGTAACGACTGGCAGACGCTGGAGCTGGTGTTCACCGCCGGCAGTGCCACGGTTACTCCGAAACTGAATGGAGTGGCTGGCCCGGCATTCCAGGTCATAAAAGACAGTCTGACACTGGGGCTGAATGCGCTGACGCTGACGGATATTACCAAAAATGCAGCGTATGGCGTTGAGATAGAAAGTCTGGTGCTGGAGATAAATGCACCGGCATCATCATAAAAAGTGAGCCAGCCAAATGGAAGGTATCGTTAAACTCACCGGTAGTGTCAGTGGGTCGTCTGAGATGCCTGCATGAGTTATCAGAGCCATCAGTACTTAACTGGTGGCTTTTTTTATTGTTGTCAGCTTCCGGATAACGGGAGACGGGGTATGTACCAGATGGAAAAAATCACAACAGGTGTGTCATACACCACGTCAGCGGTGGGAACGGGCTACTGGTTCCTGCAGTTGCTGGACAGGGTTTCCCCGTCTCAGTGGGCGGCAATAGGCGTGCTGGGGAGTCTGCTGTTTGGGCTGCTGACATATCTGACTAACCTGTATTTCAAAATCAGAGAGGACCGTCGTAAGGCTGCACGGGGAGAGTAATTCAATGACTCAAAACTATAAACTGATTGTGAAAGGGATCCGCAATTTTGAGAATAAAGTTACGGTAACTTTAGCGTTACGGGACAAAAAACGCTTTGACGGTGAAATTTTTGACCTGGACATCTCGCTGGACCGTGTTGAAGGTGCCGCGCTGGAGTTTTATGAGGCAGCAGCCAGAAGGAGCATCAGACAGGTCTTCCTGGATGTTGCTGCCGGGTTATGTGAAGGGGATGAGCAGTCGCCGGAAAAGCGCCCCGTAATTTTAGAGGCGCAGGATGTGTTGATAACCTACAGAGGAAAACTACCGGGAATAATTACGGGTTCTCTGAAGAGTCCGCCGAAATGGTAATTTTACCAGCATATTTTTCATCCAGTAATACAGCAAGCCGCCTGAAAGAGTCTTGTTGTTCCTGAGACCATTTGGGATTGCATGATTCAAACTGGATTGATGCCAGCGTTGATTGCATCTGTTCCCTTGGAATTGAGAATGCCAGATATGAGAAGGCGACGGTAAGGGTATTCACGTCTTCCCGAAGCCTGGAAATGCTGTCGAGCAACTCCTGTAGAGAAATGGTGTTATTGTCCATAAATAATCCTCATGATTGTATTGACCTGTTAGCAGCCTGAGGCAACAGGCTGGAACTGATAAACATATCCAGGGCTCAGAAACCGATAAATCCTGATAAATATCCATGAACGCAAAAATCAGATACGGCCTGTCGGCTGCCGTTCTGGCGCTGATTGCCGCTGGTGCGCCTGCGCCTGACATTCTCGACCAGTTTCTGGATGAAAAGGAAGGTAACCACACCACGGCATACCGTGATGGTGCGGGTATCTGGACTATCTGCCGCGGTGCCATCCTGGTGGATGGCAAACCTGTCGTTCCGGGCATGAAGTTGTCGAAGGAAAAATGCGACCGGGTTAACGCCATTGAGCGTGATAAGGCGCTGGCATGGGTGGAGAAAAACATCAAAGTGCCATTGACCGAACCCCAGAAAGCGGGGATCGCGTCATTCTGTCCGTACAACATTGGTCCCGGTAAGTGTTTCCCGTCGACGTTTTACAGACGAATTAATGCTGGCGATCGCAGGGGAGCATGTGAGGCGATTCGCTGGTGGATTAAGGACGGTGGCAGAGACTGCCGTATTCGTTCAAATAACTGCTATGGACAGGTCTCACGGCGTGACCAGGAGAGCGCGCTGGCGTGCTGGGGAATTGACAAATAAGCAGAATATTTTGTTGAAAAATGACGTTGGCTAATGCGGACGGATAACACGAAATCCTGAGAACTGGCAAAACCTAAGTGAATAAAAGTAAAAACCCCGTTTGTTGGCTGCAAGCGGGGTTTTGTGTTTCTGACCTTGGATAAGGCAAGGGAGAACATGGAAAAGTATAAACGAATTCTGTTGAGGTTGACTATGAAAAACGGCCTTGAACTGAAAGCGCCTGTAACTGATGACATCAGCAGAGCACTGGCTTTTGCCATTAAGTGGGTGGCGGTCGGTGTTGCTGTGTCCCCGATGCTGTATGGGCTGGCAAAACTGGTCATTGCGTTGAAATCGTGAAGGGAGGATTAAGCATGTCAGACAAACTCATAACGCTGGCGAAGATCCTCTGTGTAATTGTCGGCATTTCATTTTCACTAATGCTGGTTGCTCTTTTTCTTTCCATGGCCTGGATGATGTTGTCTTCGTCGGGGCTGCTGGGGTGAACATAAACCGAATGCTTTCCGCGTTTATCGTTATTCTGCTGGTGGCCTGTGGTGCGCTGTGGATGGCAACAGACCATTACCGTGATAACGCGATTACCTACAAAGCGCAGCGCGATAACAAAGCCAGTGAACTGAAGCTGGCGAACGCAACCATTACTGATATGCAGGTGCGCCAGCGCGATGTTGCTGCGCTCGATGCAAAATACTCGAGGGAATTAGCCGATGCGAGAGCTGAAAATGAAACTCTTCGCGCTGACGTTGCCGCTGGTCGTAAGCGCCTGCG